ATTGTGATTTCTGTGGAGCTCATTTTAGTGAGTGTATCACCACTCCCCATCCCTCTCAATCTGAATCTCCATGAATAGCCACGACGCGACGGAGGATGATGATTGCGGCTATGCGCTAATAGCGATAACGCACTATTATCGGTTGCGGCGTATAGCCATGGCGACCCATGCCAAAAAAGTATCGTTGGCACTAAAATAATTTATTGACGGTTTCTCAGTCGCGTGATTTACTCCGTTTGCATGAGCGAAGAAATCACCAAGAAGATAAAGGCACTCAAGCCTTCTGTTGGATTCTCAGTCGAACTAAACGAGCGCGTCCGCGTTCTTCAAATTGCTGCCGTGATGAAGCGCGCCGGGCTGATTAAGTTCGATGTTGTCACCAAGCGTTGCGGCGATTCTTTCAAGGTGATAGCGGTATGACCAAGACCATGAAAGCAACCGCCGCCAGTGAAGCGTTACAATACGACGAGTTCATTGATGCCAAGACCAAGACGGCGGCGGCTTGTGGGTTTGAGCCGCGTGAGATCATCGCCCCGCTTTTCGACTGGCAGAAGCATGTTGTGCGTTGGGCGATTCGCCAAGGACGTGCGGCATTGTTTGAGGATTGCGGACTAGGCAAGACCGCGCAGCAGCTTGAATGGGCTCGGCAGGTTGCTATTGAAACCGATGGGCCGGTTCTGATTCTTCTGCCGCTCGCGGTGGGGCATCAAACAAAGGACGAAGGCGACAAGTTTGGAATCGTCACAAAGCTGGTTGAATCACAAGCCGAGGTCAAAGGCGCGGGCGTTTACATCACGAACTATGAGAAACTTGAACACTTCACGCCGTCGAAATTCTCCGGCGTTGTCCTCGACGAAAGCTCCATCCTCAAAAACTTTACCGGCAAAACGCGCATCGCTCTTACTGACGCATTTAGCGCCACTCCATACCGCCTTTGCTGCACTGCAACTCCTAGCCCCAACGACTATACCGAGTTCGGCCAGCACGCCGCGTTCCTTGGCATCTGCTCGCCAGCGCAAATGCTCGCGACGTTCTTCATCAATGACACATTCAACACTGGCGACTGGCGGTTGAAAGGTCACGCCGAGGATGAGTTTTGGAAGTGGCTCGCGTCATGGGCCGCGTGTATCTCCAAGCCTTCGGACATTGGATTCTCTGACGAGGGCTACATTCTCCCGCCGCTGAACATGATTAGCGAGACGGTTGAGGTTGATGAGCGCGCCAACAATGGCGAGGACTTGTTCAAGCACGTCACGCTATCGGCAACCACGATGCACGCGGAGATGCGCGAGACTTCGGCGGCACGATCGGAGCGCGTTGCTCAGTTGGTGAATAGCAGCGACGACGCTTGGATAGTTTGGTGTAACACAAACGATGAGGCAGACAAGCTGGCAGATCTTATTCCGCACGCCGTCGAAGTTCGCGGCAGTGAATCACCCGCCTCCAAAGAACGCAAGATTGACGACTTCACCAACGGAAATGTGCGCGTCATTATCAGCAAGCCTTCCATCTGTGGCCTCGGCTTGAACTGGCAGCACTGCTCAAACATCGCCTTTGTCGGTCTGTCCTACTCTTTCGAGGACTTCTACCAAGCTCTCCGACGCTCCTACCGTTTCGGCCAGACCAAGCAAGTCAACGCTCACGTTGTTCAAGCCGTCACTGAGGGCGCAATCCTTCAAACCATCAGCCGCAAGATCAAACAGCACCAAGCCATGCAACAAAAAATGAAAGTCGCCGCGCTCGCGTTCCAAGAGAACCGCATCAAGGAACTGAAGAAAAACACGACCGTCAAAAGCAGTGAAGGCGATGGATGGGTTATGCACCACGGCGATTGCGTTCGCGTTGCCAAGACAATACCCAATGACTCAATAGACTTCGCGGTTTTCTCGCCTCCGTTCGCGGACTTGTTCACCTACTCCGACGACCTGCAAGACATGGGTAATTGTCAGAACCTTTCCGAGTTCACCAAGCACTTCGATTTCCTGATTAAAGAACTGGCGCGCATCATTGTGCCGGGTCGCGAGGTTGCGGTTCATTGCGTGGACTTGCTTTCAACGAAGTGGAAGCATGGCAAGATTGAGTTCCAAGATTTCAGCGGCGAAATCATCCGTTCATTCTGGCGGCAAGGCTTTCTGTTTCATTCCCGTATATGCATCTGGAAATCACCCGTGACAGAGATGCAGCGCACCAAGGCTCACGGTCTGCTTTACAAGACGCTCAAGAATGATTCGTGCGACTCTCGAGTTGGTTGCGCTGACTACCTCCTAGTGTTTCGCAAGCCCGGCGAGAATCCCCGCCCCGTAATCAAGCACCCTGAGCAATACCCGGTTGACCTGTGGCAGGAGGTTGCCTCGCCGGTCTGGATGACTGTTGACCAAGGCCGCGTGTTGAATCGCGAAGGCGCGAGGGATGACCGCGACGAACGCCACATCTGCCCACTGCAACTCGACGTGATCGAGCGCGCTGTCTCGCTTTGGACGAATCCTGGCGACTTGGTTTATTCACCGTTCGGCGGCATCGGTAGCGAGGGCTATTCCGCTTTGAATCTTGGCCGCAAGTTCATCGGGTCGGAACTCAAGGAAAGTTATTTTGACCAAGCGTGCGCCAATCTTCGTAACGCAAAAGCTCAAGGAAAACTGATATGAACGCCATCACCCCACACGAAACATCCCGGCTCGAAGCCTTGGAGCTGGTCATCAAGCAAGGCCGAGATTCGTTCTTAGCTGTCGGCATGGCTCTGGCGCAGATCAATCGCGACAGGCTCTACCGCCAAGATTATTCGTCGTTTGAAGAATATCTCTCTGCCAAGTGGGACATATCGAAGGCGCGCGGGTATCAGCTGATTGCGTTCGCCCGTGATTGCGAGGCGTCTGCCGATGGCGAATCCAAGCCCGTGAATGAGCGTCAGGCCCGGAAAGCCAGACAGAAACCGTCTACCGTGGTAGACGCCTTGCCACCCGCAAGACCCCACGAGGTTGAGCCAGAACTTACCGCTGGCGAGATTGAAGAGCTGGAAAAGCCCAACCCCTCAGCCTCTTTCCTGAAAGCCTGCGGGAATCCAGTCCTGACTGAAATCGCCGCCAAGGTTGAGCCTGCAACATTCCTCTACCACCAAAAGCAACAGCAGCTTACCGCCGAGGCAGTGCTCGATGGAACTTTGAAGCAACTAAACAGCCTCTTGATGGCGATGGTTGATTGCACCGCCAAGATCAAACAACAGATCCGCTTGCTTGAGTCAAAAAAATCCCACTCGTCACCCATTCTCTCCGAATCATCCCCCGAATCCCATGCTTTGTGTATGGGGTCTAAACCCTAAGTAGTTTGACTAGTTTATGAAAATCCAAATCAAAAACCGATTCAGTGGAGACGTAATTTTTGAAACCGACGCAGAGAATTTAGGGCAGGCTGTTTTGATTGCTTTGAAGGCGAAGGCCAACCTGAGCTCCGCCAACCTGAGCTACGCCGACCTGCGCTCCGCCGACCTGCGCTCCGCCGACCTGAGCTCCGCCGACCTGAGCTCCGCCGACCTGAGCTCCGCCGACCTGAGCTCCGCCAACCTGAGCTCCGCCGACCTGAGCTCCGCCGACCTGAGCTACGCCGACCTGCGCTCCGCCAACCTGAGCTCCGCCAACCTGAGCTCCGCCAACCTGAGCTACGCCGACCTGAGCTACGCCAACCTGCGAAGCTTCAAGGCTGACCTCTGGATGACCTTGGCGCAGAATCGCCACGAAGTGCCCGCGCTGATCGCGGCCCTGCAGGAAGGACGCGTTGACGGATCAACCTACGAAGGCCCTTGCGCTTGTCTAGTCGGGACCATCGCGAACGCTAAGGATGTTTCATTCAGCGAACTGGAGCATAGCGCATCTAACCCTGCGGAAGTCTGGTTCTCGATGATCCGCTCTGGCGACAAGCCTGGCGACGACAGCGCCGGCGGCTTTGCATCCAAGATGGCGCTCGATTGGGCGAACGATTTCCAGGTCGCCATTGGCGCCGCTGAACCCTCGCTGGCACCAGCCACCGCCTAATCCCACTCACTCTCGGAGAAGACCGTTACTCGGTTCTCTCTCCATACCGAAATAGGGGAAATGAAATGAAAGCACTTTTTGGACTGATCGGAACGGCTCTTGGACTGGCTCTGATCGCTGCGTGGTGCACGCATATCTGGCTGTGTTTCACGACCGGTGCGTGGGGGTTCTTGATTGCTGGGGCGATCTTCTTCCCCGTCGCTGTCGCCCACGGCGTCGGCCACTGGTTCGGCGCTTGGTAGCCGCCTGATCCTCCCTCCATCCAATTCCACCGCCCTAAAAGGGGACACGGACATGCAAGAACCACTCATCCAGGCAAACGAAACAATCCTCGTCGTCGCTGTCTACGGGAAGCTCGGCCAGTTCGTCGGCGATAGCCCGGCATTCGGCAAGGTCATGACCACGGATCAGGTGTTGGACGAACTGTCCGAGCGAACCGTCCGCGTCCTCAAAGTCAATCCCGAAGAGATCACCAAGAAGCCGGCGGAGGATATCACCGAATATCTGGCGCAGGCATGGATACTGCGGGCCGATGGCGATCTTTGGGAGTTCGATGAGGCGAAGATGCCAGCCTACGTCCTCAACAGCCGTGCATGGGCTGTGTGGCAGGATGGCGAGGCTTCCATGGCTCCGGTCGCTCCGTACTCGACACTCGACCGCCGTACGCAGGGTTTGTCGACTGGAGGTGTGCTGTGAACGAGGCGTCCAACGACTACTGGCAGGAAGCCTTCATGCTCGCGCTTGAATCGATGGATCGTTTCGACATCGTCGAGTCCATGACGCCCGAGCAACTCAAGGAAATGGGCGAAGCGCTTTCCGGTTCTTACGAGAACTACGGCGATGCTTTTTACAGCCCGCCCGCTTCCGACCGCATCAACGACATCGAGCGTCACCACAAGGCTCGGTTTGCCGCCTTGCAGCGCGAGTTCGACGACTACCGCGCCAACGCAGAGACGGCTGTGAAGCAGGCCCTGAGGCAGCCTTCCGACGCTGACGTGTCGATCGGCAAATACGGTGAAGTCACCCGCTACGGCGGACGTTCGGAGCGAATCCAATGAGAAGGCACACATTCCGCGCCGAACAGGACATCACCATCAGCGCCTTCGAGTCCGGCACTGAAATCGATCTGAAAATGGTGGTGACGTTCAACGTCCAGCCAGGATCGCCAGCAACGCAGATCGACCCGGAAGAATCCCCTTTCGCCGAAGTCGATAGGGTTCGGTTCTTCATGGTCAAGGACGGCAATACCTGTGCCGACGAGGTCGAGATGCCGGATTGGCTATTCAGCCGCCTTATCGACCCCACCGAATTTCACAACTGGCTGATGTCCGAAGCTTCCGAACAGGCCGAAGCCGACCGGGATGAGGCTGCAGACGCCGCCCGCGAACAGAGGCGCGATGATGCGGCACACTTTGGAGAACGGGCATGACCCAGTGCCACTTCCGCTCCATGCGCGAATGCTCCTGCTCCTCCCGGTGCGAGGCTATCCCCGCTCCCATCCACATCAGCAAGAACCCGCCGCTGATCAATTTCAACATCCGGGCTCAAGCCGTCGCGATGTTCATCGGGCTCACCTTCATCGCAGTCCCGGTCGCCTATGCCTCGCTCAACCGGCTCGATCAATCCCTGCATCGCCAGCAGCTCGAAAATCAGGAAATGACGCATCATGGATGATGTAACGAACATTCACGCCGGCACTGAAAAGCAAATCGGCGACTTGGTTGGCGAGTCCGTCATCAGTAAGCTGGCAAAAGAGCGCGCCTACAAGAGCGGGTTCATCACCGAGCCTGGCATTTACCGGAATGTCCCTATGGACGTTTACCACTCGGATTGCTGCGACGGTCCATCGATCTCGTCGAGCGGGTTGCCCGAACTGACCCCGCCGGATTGATGCCCTC